GGAATCACTAAAGAAAAAATGATGGGACCTGATGATTATAGAGAGTTCGGACTAAAATGTGGTATTCCTATTAAGACAGCTTCCTTTTCTAATGATGATGGAACTTTTAATTGTGATAATGAATATTTAACCATTATAAATACAGCACGTGTCAAACGTATGGACCTATTAGAATATTATGATTCCCGACAAAACATATTAGATATAGAAAGAAATACTTTATATCTACTCTCCGAAGAATTAAAAAAATTTAAAAAAGAAAAAGGATTAAAAGATTTTACAGATCTTTTAGAAGATTTTATTCTCACAGAAATTCATCCAAGTTTTGAAGTTTTATTTATAGATGAGGCACAAGACTTATCTCTTCTTCAATGGGATATGGTGCGTTGTATTTGGGCTAATGCAAAAAAAACTTACATTGCAGGCGATGATGACCAAGCTATTTTTAAATGGGCTGGCGCGGATGTAGATCATTTTATAGCTTTAAAAGAAGAAGTAGATGATATTAAAACTTTAGATCAATCATATAGAATACCTGGAGGACCTATCCATGAACTATCACAAAAAATAATAAATAAAGTAGAAAAAAGATTTAGTAAAATTTATAAACCCAGACCCGAAGAAGGAATTTTAAAAAGATATTCAGACATAACTCAGGTAGATATGTCAGAAGGTAATTGGTTAATCTTATCTTCAGCAAATCATTTTTTAGAAGATGCTAAAGATTTATGTGAAATTCAAGGATGGTATTATCAATATCGAGGCGCTAATTCAGTATCTTTAAGACTCTTACTGGCTTTAAATAATTGGGAAGCATGGCGAAAAGAAGCTTATTTAAATCATTTGGAAATCAGAAATATTTATGAATATCTTGGATCGAATGTATTACCTGGATTTAAAAAAGGTAAAACATTACATTCGGATGATAAATACACATTAAAACAATGCGAAGAAAAACACGGATTAATTACCAATGAGGTCTGGTTTAAAGCTTTTGAAGGACTAGATCCTATTACTGAAACCTATATAAGAAACATGAGAGCGAATGGAGAAAAAATAAATAAAAATCCAAGAATAATAATGTCAACTATTCATGGTGCGAAAGGAGGTGAAGCGGATAAAGTTTTATTAATGCAGGATTTAACTAATGCAGCTTTAGAAACTTTTAGTCATGATCCCGATGAATTACACAGACTATTTTACACTGGAGCAACAAGAGCAAAAAAAGAATTACATGTATTAGATCCTAAAAATTTTGATAGAGCTTATATATTATGAAAAAATTATACCAAAAATTAAAAAAGAAAGGGGTCATAAATAATAAAATAACTCTAGGAGAATTACATGTTTATGCAAAACAAATTGGAGGATCTCATTATCAGAAATTTAAAATTCAGCCAAGTAAATTTGTAGTCGAGAATAAATTGCTTTTTCCGGAAGGGTCCGCTATAAAATATATATGCCGTCATCCACATAAAGGAAAGAAGCAAGATTTATTAAAAGCTATTCATTTTATTGAGATGATAATTGAAAGGGATTATAAGTGAGAACGATTCAACAACCTTTATTCACTCCCGAAACTGAGTGGGTAATACCAGAAGAATTAAAAAATTTAAAAGGTGCCAAAGAAATTGCAATTGATTTGGAAACGAATGATCCACATCTAATTGAGTTGGGTTCAGGAAATGTAACAGGAAAAGGGCATATTGCGGGCATTGCGGTGGCCGTAGAAGGGTGGTCAGGCTATTTTCCGATACATCATGAGCAGGGTGGTAATATGGATAAAAAATTAGTTTTAGAGTGGCTCCAGGAAATTTGTAATCAAGAATACACAACATTTATTTTTCACAATGCTATGTATGATGTCTGTTGGTTAAGAAATGCAGGTATAAATATTAAAGGTAAAATTGTAGACACCATGATTGCTGCAAGTTTAATTGATGAAAATAGATTGTCTTATCAATTAAATGTTTTAGCAAAACATTATGTAGGATTGGGTAAAGATGAAAAAGTTCTTTACAATGCTGCAAAAGAATATGGAGTAGATCCTAAAAAAGATTTATGGAGATTACCCCCGATGTTTGTAGGTCAATATGCAGAAAGAGATGCTGAGGTAACTTTAAAACTTTGGCAAAGACTTCATAGAGAATTACACGATCAAGAATTAATAGATATTTTTAGATTAGAAACACAATTATTTCCTTGTCTGATTGAAATGAGATTTAAAGGTGTAAGAGTTGATTTGGAAAAAGCTCACAAAATTAAAAAAAATCTAATGGAGCGAGAACAAAAAATACTCAATAAAATCAAGGAGTTAACAGGTCTTGAGGTAGAAATTATGGCGGCGCGCTCTATCGCAAAAGCGTTTGACAAATTAAAATTACCTTATGACCGAACTGCAAAATCAAATGAACCAAGTTTTACAAAAAACTTTTTACAAAATCATCCTCATGAACTCGCTCAATCAATTGCAGATGCAAGAGAAATAAATAAAGCCCATACAACTTTTATAGATTCAATAACTAAACATGCACACAACGGAAGAATACACGCCGACATAAATCAAATTAGATCAGATCAAGGAGGAACAGTAACAGGAAGATTCTCAATGAGTAATCCAAACTTACAACAAATTCCTGCAAGACATCCAGAATTAGGTCCACTGATTCGATCTATATTTATTCCTGAAAAAAATTGTAAATGGGGATCATTTGACTACTCACAACAAGAACCGAGAATTTTAGTACATTATGCAAAACTGCAAAATTTACCTGGAGTTCATGAAATTGCAGACGCATACAAAGCCGGAGACGCCGATTTCCATAAGGTCGTGGCTGATATGGCAGGCATAAAACGAAAGCAAGCCAAGACGATTAATTTAGGGCTAATGTATGGAATGGGTAAAAATAAATTAATGGCTGAACTAGGATTAATGAAAGAGTCAGCAGAAAAATTAATCAGACAATATCATTCCCGAGCACCATTTGTAAAACAATTGATGGATAATGTTTCTCGTAAAGCAAATGATCGAGGAAAAATTAGAACTTTATTAGGAAGAGCATGTCATTTTGATTTATGGCAACCCGTTCAATTTGGAGTCTTTAAACCATTACCTCTTGAAGAAGCAAGAAAAAATTATGATGAACCTTTAAAACGTGCATTTACATACAAAGCTTTAAATAAATTAATTCAAGGATCTGCTGCAGATATGACTAAAAAAAGTATGGTAGCTCTCTATAAAAAGGGTATAATACCTCACATTCAGATTCATGATGAAGTAGATATTTCTGTAGAATCTGATAAGAAGGCGGAACAAATAGTACAAATTATGGAAGAAGCTGTTGTACTACAGATTCCAAATAAGGTAGACTATGAATCAGGTGCTAATTGGGGAGATATTAAATAGGAGGAAACTACTATGGAAAATATTATAAATCAGGCTAAACATCTCTGGACTGACCATAAAAAACTGGTTATCGGAGTAGCAATTATTATTGTAATTGCAATCATAGCAATATAATCTAAAAAGAATAAAATGAGTAAAAATGTGACACCATAGGTGTCACTATATAATTAATGAGTAAATGTAAAAATTGTAATTGTATTTGTCATTGTGGATTAAAAGAACATTCCGATGATAATGGAGTATGTGCCTGTACGCAATGTGCATGTATATCTACAGCCCTTAATAACGATGAATGTGAATCATGCCAATAATGGATAAAATAAATGGACTACAAAACATTAAAACTTCGAAGATTACGTCGCCGAAGATTGGCAATATATCAAAGAAGACACAGATATTTTACAATAGGATTATTCATAGTTATGTTTTTATTATTGATATTATTAGCGGGGCCTAAGTAATGAGTATGAATTATGTCAATAGATAAAACAAAATGTTGTAAGATACATACTGAAGAAAAAGAAAAATCTGGAGAATGCTGTCAGTTAGAACAACAAGAAGATGCATTCACATTAACTTTTGAAAATGAAATAAATGCTTCTAAAGAAAAGGATAAACATGAATAAACTATTTCTAGTGCTTGCACTGTTATTTGCCCTGAGCGCCTGCTCGGTAGGCAAAAAATGTACCTATACACAAGAAGGAACTAAAATATCTTCTTGGATTTGGTTTACAAAAGATATGCCAGCGGACTTAGACAAAAACAATTGTAATTAGGAGATTAAATGAGGTCTCAAGATGAGATTGTCGAAGATATCAAATACGTACTGGAGGAAAAGGTTGCTCCTTCTGTTGCGCAGCATAATGGTGCTATTAATTTTATCAGTTTTAATGATGGTGTTGCTAAGTTAAAACTATCAGGTAGCTGTAGCGGATGTGCAATGTCTAAGATTACCTTACACAGAGGTGTTGAAGACATGTTAAAACATTATGTTCCTGAAGTTCAAGCAATTGTTGGAAAAGATGATGAAGAAGCAAAAGAACAGGGCTATGAACCTTATATACCTAGAGATCAGGAACCTGATTGGAAAAAATTAGTAAGAGAATAATATGCTTGATAAAATTATGACATTACTGGTTGGACTACTCATCGCTTTAGGTGGATGGAGTCTTTCAAGAACTTTTGAACTTTCTACTGTGCAAGCAGTGCAGGAAGATAAAGTAAATAGATTAGAAAGACATGTTGATAAATTACAAAATCATATTGAAAACATGATGAAGAGTGATGAAGAAATCATGGACCAACATAAAAAATTATTTGAAGCTTTAGCAGAAGGTGGCTCTACACCCTCAACAGGATATAATTATTAATGAAACTCGGTCCAGAGCAAAACGTTCAGATGCCGATTATGAGCCCGCCTATAAAAAGAAAAAAAGTTACGAATAAGGAAAGAAAATAACATGACTATAAACGGAAAAGTCAAATGGTTTAATCCAACCAAAGGATATGGTTTTATTTCACCAAATGATAGTACGAAAGATGTCTTTGTTCATTCTTCAGCAGTAAAAGACGCTGGTTTAAGCGGCTTAACTGAAGGGGATGCAATAACATTTGAAGTTGAAGAGGGTCAAAAAGGCCCATCCGCAGTTAATCTACAAAAAGATTAAACGGCGAAATGAATAAAAAGCACTATGCTTTTTTTCTAAAAAAAAATAGAAAAAAACTTAAGCGCTCTAATCCCATTGCTCAAGTATTAAAATTCTTTACTCCTAAGGTAATAAGGAATAAAAAGAGATATGACCGCAAGAAATCATCTATTTATGACCGAAGTAGTGACTGGGATATGCCCTAGTTGTAGCTTCCCGGCAACATTAATAGGATTGGATGCAACTCTTTATCGCTGTACTAGGTGCGGTGACGAACTAGAACAGAAAAGAAATGGTGTGATTAAATATATTGTAGCCGATAAAAATACTCGACTAAAAGTATCAGAGCACTTTAACGGTCATGACAAAAAAGGCTAAGTTCGGTGTTAATACATTCATTAAAAAAACACGGCCTTCAATTGGACGTCACAAAAAAAATATGTCAAAATCGGAGCGGCGATCGTGGAAACCGTACCGGGGACAGGGGAGAGTATGACAAAATTTACTTTAATAATCTGGGTGTGTTCATTTTTAGCACCGGATCTATGTATGAAGCCTATTGTATATCCTACTATGTACAATAGCTGGTATGAATGCTCTCGAGCTGCTCATAGAGAATCTACACGAATACTATCAAAGCTAGGGTATAAATACGTTAATAAAAATAAGATTGGAACTCGTTATAATTGTAAGCCTGATAAGACTATTTAATTATCTAATTCCTCCATTATCTGTTTAATAAGTTTATTAACTTCTTGATACTGTCGTTGCTCTAAAGCTTTAATTACTCTTCTCATTAAAAATTTTACATAAAGACTATTACTCATAGCCTATATATGGGTATTACAACTCTAAGATGTGTGACATTTATGCAACACTTAATGTTGCCGTTGAGTATGAAACTCAACGGCAAACAAAAGGTGTGAGAAGAGCCATAATAATAAAGCAAAAAGATTTATGTTGCAAGCCTTGTTTTGTTGTTATATATTCCCATATTCATGCATATAAATAATCAAAGAAAGGAAAAAAACATGGCAGATCCTAATAAATATAAATCCTTGTCAGTAAATATAACTGACTGGCAGGAACTAGGAGTTATTTCTTCTAGAACTAATCGTACTCGATCTAAAATGATCGCTCGATTAATTAGATTTTATAAAGAAAATAAAGGAAATAGAAAACATGCAAAAACAAACAACAAAGCTGGATAGAATAATCTGTCCTAAATGTAAAGGGAACGGTTTTACAAGCGTTCCTTACCATCTAGCAAAAGAAGAAGTCTGGGTTGATTGTGGAGAGTGTAATTCACAAGGCTATATCCCCGGCGAGAAATGGGATACACATGGTCGATACAATGTTCGATAAAGAAAAAGCTGAATCTGCTAGTTATGAAAATGAAGTCGCAACTAGCAGAGATGATCGTGGAAAATTAGATTTAACACGACAAATAGGTGAGCTTCAGTGTGAAAATGCTGGTCTGGTAAATAAATACAATAAAGAACATAAACTTCGTCAAGAAGCCGAAGGAGAAATGACTATTCTTAAAACTATTTCAGTTCACTCATCGCCTGAAATGAAAGCAGCCAAAGAAAAAATTCAAGAATTAAAAAAAGAAGTTGAAGAATTAAAACATGACAACCAACACTTATCTAAACAAATAGAAGATCAAGTTGATCGTGCAAGAAAGGCCGGACTATGACCGAAATGGAAACGTCTACCTTGGCTTATATCGCGGGACTCTTTGATGGGGAAGGTTGTGTTACCTGTAAAAAAAAACCTACTAAACGAAAAGATCGTGGAGGAAAAATTTATAATCAATGGTACATACGCTGTGAGATAGCTATGACGGATAAATTCGTTGTAAAATGGATTCATGAAACGTTAGGTTTTGGTTGGTGCGCAGAAAAAAAATATAATAATAAACCCAAATATAAAAAACAGTGGCGCTGGTGCTGTGGATATCAGGATGCTTTAATTTTTGCCAAATTAGTTTGGCCTTATATTCAAGTTAAAGTTCATGGGATTGAAAAAATTATAGATCATTATGATGCTGCTAAACCGGATCGAAAAAATGTAATTGATTTAGAAAATTATAGGATAGAACATGGGCGGTAAATCTTTAGGATATAAAATTAAATATTTAGATCCTTTACCTGGTAGTAAATATAAAAGAGCCATGTATGAAATTGAACCTGGAATATGGCTTCCCCGAGGACAAGTCCCTGAAATTCAATTACAAAAAAAAATAACAAGAAGACAACCTGAAGTTCAATTACAAACTAAAAAACAGTGGAATAATTATTATACTAAACATAAAGAAACGATTCTAAAGAAAAGTCGAACACGAAAAAACAATAATAAAGATAAATATTGGATAATGAATAATCGCTGGAATAATAGTGAAAGAGGATTTATTATGAATCTTTACTCCGGTGCTAAGAAAGAAGCTAGCACTGGTCGTCATGGCAACGGAGAATCTTTTCTTTTTAATTTTACGAAAAAATCGTGGTGGGAACACTGGGAAAAACAGAAAAAGAAATATGGAATGCAATGTCCTTATAGTAAAGTTCTTATGACAACGATACGAGGTTTATCAAAAGGGAAGCGCGGAGCGAAAAGAGTTCCCACTAATGTTTCTAGGGATCAAATCTGGCCGGGACGTGGATATACTCCTATCAATCTTATCTTCTGTACCGTTAAATTTAATAATAACAAAAGATCAATTACTCCTGATGGATGTGAAGCCGTCACGGATATTTATAATGAGCGTATGAATGAATGGGCTGCTAACTTGCCTATTAGTAGAGAAAGAGAAAGAAGTGAAGAATTACATGAATAAAATTTTTATCTTAATTTTTAGTTTTTTAGCATTGGTGACTTTACTTTCAATTTATATGGTAATGACAGTATGAAAAATAAAGAAGAATTAAAAGTCTATCACAGGGCCCATTACTATAAGAATCCGGAACGCTGGAGAGAATACGCCAGGAACTATTATCATCAGCACAAGGAGCAAAGGAAAGAATACACGTTGAAGAATAAGGAAAAGATTGCAGAGTACAATCATGCGTTTACCCAGAAACATAAGGAACGGAAGAGGCAATACCGGTTAAAGAATCGCGAGCACTTTCTTAAATGGGGAAGAGAATATTATCACAAGAATAAGTATGCGATAAAAGTAAGACGTTATTATAAAGAGGAATCAAGAGCATGACAATGTATAAACCTCTCCCTAAAGAACTTAGACTCGGCTTTTCCAACATTCACGACATTGGACTCTTCGCCAAAGAAAAAATTAAAATGGGTCATGACTTTGGAGTCTGTCATTTAAAAATTGGAAAAGAATTATTCAGAACACCACTTGGAGGATTTGTTAATCATTCAAATACTCCTAACTGTACTAAAAGTATGTTTCGTATTACAAACTCCGAGGATGTTGAGTTAAAAAGGAATTACAAAATATGGAGACTAATCACCTTGGAAGACATTAAGGAAGGAGAAGAACTCACCTTAGAGTATACCTTTTATAAAATTTATGAGGAGAAAAATGAAAAATCTAGATGAAATTAATAAATTAATAAATAAAAAGATACAAGAAGCAGCCACTTATAATGGCAAGCGATGGAAGAGAGGATATTGGAATCAAGTTGGGGTTTATGATGTAAAACTCAATATTTCTCAAATCCACATAATACATGAAGCTTTAAAAAAAGTTAAATATCAAAAACATTTAAAAAAACATTGGGATCATCTGTTTTTACAAGTAGTAGAAGATTATAGGAAAAGGACAAAAAAATACGATGCTGAAGAAGATATAAATAAAATTTATGAAGAACGGAAAAATAATGAAAATAAATTTATTTAATTATACAATTTCTATTTTTAAAAAGAAGAAGAAAAGAAAATCTTTAAATGCACCGACTGCGCCAAGTGGATATATTCATAGATGGATAAGAGCTGAATCAATTTCTATAGATGACACAAGATCGAAATTAAGATCTGGCTATGAGTTAGTAAAAGCTAACAAACACAGAAATAGGTTTCCTGTAATAGACAAAGGAAGGTTTAAAGGTTTTATTGGAGTTGGTGGTTTAGTGTTGGCAACAATACCAAAAAAAATGGTTGAAGCAAGATTAATATGATACAAACAAATGAAGAACGAAAAAGAAACTAAAACAATTAAAAAGCCAAGCCTCTATATCGCGATGCCATGTTACGACATGGTCAAGATCAATACCATGATCTCGATGGTAAAACTAGTAGCACAATTAACCACAGCAAAAATTAAAATGGAAGTTAATACCATGAAATCCCCTTACATTGCTTACGCTAGAAATATTCTCACGGCGCGTTTTATGGAAAGTAAGTACGACTATCTGTTGTTCATTGATTCCGATGTGGAGTTTGAACCGGAATGTCCTTTACGGATGCTGGTTGCACAGAAAGATATTGTCTGTACCCCTTACCGGATTAAAACGAACGACCCTTCAATTACAAAATATACTACAACGGTAGCTGATACCCAAAACGTCACCATTCTGCCTGGAGGACTCATTGAAATTCTACAAGGCCCTGCCGGTATGATGATAATTCACCGACGCGTCTTTGAAAAACTGATGAAAGAAAGACCGGACTTGGAAATTCTGACGCATCAGCATAAGGATCTTTTCCCTAAAGACTTAAAGATCTATAGCTTTTGGGACTGTACCTTCAAGGACGGAATGTGGACCGGGGATGACATAGCCTTCTGCAACTTAGCGCGGAGCGTGGACTTTAAACTTTATGGTAATATTGAATCGTCGCTGACACACCATGGAAGCTATGGTTATAAAGGAAGATTTGGAGAAGGATTTAAAATAAAAAATGAAAAAACTAAAACAAAAGATTAAAAATATAATGAATGGAATCGGGAATATCTACCTCGTTATCATGTGGTGTATTCTGTTTCCCTTTATTTTTATCTTTGATCGACTATTTGGAGGATGGAAAAATGAAAATAAAAAAGAAAAAAACAATACATGAACTAGCGAAACAGTTTCCGCTTAAAACGTACCGGGAACTGGAGAAATATAGGGACGCGGACCGGTGGGAAGAGGCAATTGGAATAGGCCATAATGGACCACCGAAGGATGATGTAACAAAGGATTATTCCAATAACAATGAGGAAGAAATAGAAAATGACAAAAACACAAACTTTTGAAAAACTTGATGAACTTACTAATAATTTAAAGGGTCTGGGTACCCTTTCTAACGAGGAGTTTAAAAAAACCCCACAATATAGAAAATGGGAGCAAGCTTTTAATAAACTCCCAGAAGAAGAAAGAAAAGAGTATGAGGAACACAGTGAAAAAAATCGCGAAAAAAACCGAGAGCAACAGAGCCAATATCTCAAAGAACTGTGCGAACATAAAAAATTACATCCTTACACTGAAGAATGGCTACAAAAAAAACTAGAAGAAGACGGAGAAGCAACAGAAGAAGCACCTAGTCTCTCTTCTTTTCGCGACCATTATCCTGAATTCGACACACAGGATTTATCAAATAAAAGAACTGTATTTTTTACTTTTGTTGAAGCCGTTAAAAAAAAACAATTAGATGTTAGTTTTAACTTTGCTAATCAACAGGTAAAACTAGAGAAAGAAAAAAATAATGGAAAAAGTAGTTTTGCAAATCTCTACATACCAGAAACAGTGTCCATTGATTATTCAGAATACTCAAATATTCCTATGTTTAAAAATAATATTTATGCCAAACCTTACCGAGATGGAATAATGTTAATTACAGACATAGAAAAAAAAAATAGATTGTGTGTTCCACTAACTGTAGGAACCGTCAAAGAAAACGAAGAAGCGCCGCAAGTTGATGGAAAAATAATTGCAGGGATATATGAGAGTGCTTTTCGTAATTTTGGCCAAATAGATTGGACAGATAAAAATTTTGATGAGCAGGTAGTTTTCTATGTTGTAGTTCCAAAAATTGTTAAAAACAAAGCTGCAAGGATTGTTTTTAGAGATAATATTCATTTAACTAAAGTAATAAAATTATTCAGAAGCGAGTCACAACGTAAATTACCGTCAGGAGAATTTAAACATTTCTATGACAGTACAACAGCAGCGCACGTTGTATTAGCGGGTCTTCACGTTTGCCGAGAACAGACAGATCCTATCAAAGCTTCTAATTTTAAAAAATCATACGATTACAATAATAGAGAATTGTTAAACGCAGGTTATCAAGGTGCTTTAATTGAATTGGCTAATAATGGTGTTCTTGAC